AATGTAATTTAATGTTTTGCGCCGAGGTCCAATTCATTAATGACGAAGCGGTAAAACGTGGGAAAGTAGATGCGAGTATAGATACATGGTTTGTGACCCCTATGGAAACAATAGATTGATTATCTAGAGAATACAAAAAGGTAGGCAAGTAAGACAATGACTATGAGTTAATCACGTAGAATCACAGTTTGACGGCCGTAAAAGAATGTGAACAACTTTGAAAGAGGTTGGGGAATTTACCCGAAAGACGAAGTATCTGCACCTTGATGAGCATGGAATTGCAAGGCGCCAAATCTCGATGGTAGTGAGTAGTAATGAGAATTGACCCAATACGAGGCGAAGAAGGAGTGGTGACACTCCTTTTTTGTATATAAAAAGGGCACCCCGAAGAGTGCCCCTTTTGGTCTTTAACCTTTACAGATTATGTTAAGATATTAGTTACCTTGAATATTCTGTAGTAGAAGTTAGTTTTAACACTAGCAAGACCGTTAGCAGGTGTAGAACCTACAAATGGGTTTGACGCCATTCCGTATCTTGTTTTAAAACCAATTCTAGGTTGGAAAGTATCTTCCCCAACTGCTTTGACCATTTGTAATGGTACGTATGGGCAGTAGAAAACACCGGCGTCATAAGGGTTAGTACCTTTATAACCTACTGTACAGTAGTCAGTATTTGCATATGGGTCGATGTATACTTTGATTCTTCCGTTAAGAAGACCAGCAAAAGTATTACCAGTATCGTCAACGTTTAAGTTGTTAGATATACCTGGAGAGTAATCTAAAGTTCCAGCGGCCGCTAAAGCAGTTGCAACGTCAGAAGAACAGATTAGGATATTACCTTTTCCTCTTCTTGAGTCTTTCGCTATCTGATTACATTCTCTGTCTATTTGAACACCTAAACCTTTGAACTTCTCAGCACTCCATCTTCCATCAGCATCAGAAGACATATTGAACACACCATTAACAGTAACGTTTGCTTGTTGGGCACCGTCTTTTGCTTGTGAGTTAATAGTTCTGATAACTTCTCTATTGATTTCCGCTAAGATTTCAGTAGATAAGATGTTAGCAAGTTCTGTTTCAGCATCTAGACCGTGAATTGCTTTAAGGTCTTGAGCAAGTTCTAAAGTGTATTCTGCTTTTAGCGCCCTTGAAACAGCAGTTACAGTTGATTTCTCAATTGTGAAACCCATTTCATTGAAGGTACTACCAGTAGATGCACCAAGTTCCTCAGCATCAACAGTAGGCATACCAGAAGCGGCAAGAGACGTTAATCTGTCACCATCTGAGTCAATACCATTGTAACCTGAAACGTTGTCAGAATCATGAGTTCCAGATGAATCACCTGAGAATCTAGTTTCTGCTTCGTTGAACAATGCTTCTCTATTAGAAGTTGAACCACCTTGATATCTTGCCTTCATGGCAAAGATTAAACCAGTTGGTCCATTCATTGGTTGAACACCACATACATCGTATGCGATTAAGTTAGGCATAGCACGTCTAACTAATGAGATTAAGACTGGGTCAAAATTGGACACACTTGAAGTATTGTTAGCAGGTGCGGCCTCAAATAACATAGTCTCATTTTGTTCTGCAATTGCTTTCTCTTGGTTTTCCAAAAGTGCCGCAGTTACGGAACGTCTGTGATTGTCTTTAATTTCACCAGCAGATTCTTCATCTAAGACTGGTTTCCATTTTTCAATCAATTGGTCGTAAGATTGTACTTCCATTTTCTTTTCCTATGTTTAATCTAAATTAATTTTTAGATTGAGTTTTTCTTAAAGCAGTAACGTACTTATCCATTGAAGAACTAGATTCGATTAACTCGTCACTTTCTCCTTCACTTTCTTCGGATATTATTTCGTCACTACCGCTAGGTTCGTTAGAGAAGTGTGCTTCTTTAACAGTTTTAACTTTTTCTGCAAATTTCTCTGCATCTTCAAAGTCAAGGTCGTTTACTAGAGTTTTTAACTTCTCAACTTGTGTGTCAGCAAGGTCGGAAGAAGATTCTCTGATAATTTCCTCTTTCTTCATTTCTTCTAACTCACCACTTTGGTCGATAACTTTCTGAGTAGTTTCATTGAGTTTAGACTCAAGTTCTTCTACTTGTTCAGCAAGTTCGTCAACTAGGTCAACTTTAGACTCAGGGACTTCGATGTAAGATTCACTAAATAAATCTTTCAACTTAGACATAAACCCTTCGGCGATTTCAGTTCTAAGACCGTTTTCGACTTGAAGTTCATTTTCCTTCATCCAATTTTCAACTACATAGTTAAGGTATGAATCGACTTTCTCAACCATTTCAGATTTAGTTGAAGACAATTCTTCTTCTAACTCTTCTTTGTATTGAGATTCTAATCTATCAATTTCTTCTGATAGTTTAGATTTTACTGCCGCTTCAAATATTACTGCAGTTTTTTCCTTGAACTCATCACTTAGAGTTGCTTCGGATTCGACTAGTGCATTAAGTTCTCCCATAGTGTCAACTTCTGGTGATTCAACAATTGCTTCACCTTCCATTTCTTCTACTTCTTCCTTTTTCATTTTATGATAACTAGCATACATGCTTTCCATGTCTGATTTAGACATTTTCAACATTTTGTCAGTCATCGCACTAATCATACCTGCTTTTGTTTTCGGTGCAGGTGCCTGCTTAGGTTTTACCGCATCGGCCGCTTTATCTACAGATGCAATAGACTCAGGTTCGCTTACTGGACTGGCGTCCTTAGCACTACCTTTTGCCTTTACACTTGACATTGCTTCCGCTTCTTCGAGAGTTTCTTCCACGATTTCGTTAACTACTTCATCAGTAGAAGTCTCGACCTCATCATTTCTGATTTCATCTGTCATAATTGACTCCCTATTAATTTCGAGATTTAATTAACGAGAGGAAATTTTTAAATTCTCTTACAGAAGTCTCATAAGCGACTTTTCTGGGAGCATTTTTAATTTCTGTCTCCATTTCTTCAATTTCTTGAGGTTTTAAAACACCGTTATTCCAAACCCACTCAACACCTTCCATTATACCATTAACAAATGCTTCTGGTGCCGATGGGTCTTGCACGATATCAACTGTGCTAAGAATGAAGTCCTCTCGGACTTGCATAGCGCCGTTTCTATTCTCAAGACTACCCATACCACGAGTTGACACTCCTAGTTGAACTCCGCCATCAAGAAGACCTTTTACAATCTTACCATTTGGCGTATCAAGTATTTGCGCCTTTCCTACTACATCACTTCCCTCAAATTTGAGTTCTTTGATTAAGTGTGAAACCTTATCTAAATTAACAGTTGGTCCTTCTGGGTGATTTAATTCACCGACCGCTCTGTTAGTTTTTATTTGTTCTTTATCATATTTTGCAACTGCCTTTTCCATGATTGCTTTGGGATATACTCGACCATTTCTATTCTTTTTGTCGGTTTGTGCAAATATCCCTTGAATCTTATACTGCTTTTCACCAGCATCGTTCTTTTCAACAATACATTCTAAACTACTTTCTGTATATTCTGTAATTAATTTCATGTAAGTTCCTTTATAGTTGCACTTATTGCCTTCTCGGCATCTTTTTGATTCTTATATGAATCTAACTTATCACCATCCACATATGCGACAAATGGCAGACTACCAGTATCTTTGGTAATCACCACGTCTATACGATTCATCTTTTTCTTAAAGACGATTTTACCTTTTGGTTTTACCGCCTCTCTAAGCGAAAAAAATGTTTTCATAATAAGTTTTCCTCTTTGTCTTATTATTTATACAAAAGAGGTTTTTTAAAACTTATTGCTCTATACTATCTGTCGTTTCGTCTGAGATTTCTTCGCCAGGTGTCTCTAATTCACTCTCATCGCTAGTTTCAGCACTAACTTCTAATTCATCTGAGGTGTATGTAGGTTCTGCGATATCATCTATACCATTATAAACACTATTAGCAAGTTCTACTTTTCTACTGTCCATAGCATCATTTAATTTAGTATCTAAGATATCTTTAAAAGAACCTTCAGCATTAGTTAAGTCGCCATCTAATATCTGGTCAATCATATCTGCTTGAGGATTAGACATAACCTCTGCGGCATCATCAACCGCAGATGGCATATCATCTTGGTCATGATACTCTACTTCTGTAGGTTGGTCTAATTCTGCTTCAACTTCTTGGTCAGAAACGTTGTCATCAAGTTCTAATTCTTGTTGTTCTTCGTTTTCGTTAATCATAATTACGCCTTTTTAGTTGTTTTCTTTTTAGCAGTTGCTTTCTTAACTGCAGTTTTTGCCTTAGTTGCAGTCTTTTTTACTGCAGTTTTGGCCTTCTTAGCAACAATCTTAGCATCTTCTTTATCTACATCACCGTCACCGTCTTGGTCAGCAACACCGATAAACCATGCTTTAATTTTTGCATACAAGTCTTTTATATAATCCATTCTATTCTCCTAGATTAAAAGTTATCATCACCGCCAGCATCTGATTCTTCATCGCCACCACTAGCGGCATTTTCACCTTCAACTTGCGCCTTCATTTCGTCAATGTCTTCTTCGGACATTTGCATGACGTTTTTCATTACCCACTCACGTGAGAAATATTCACCTACGTATTGAGATATTTGGTCCATAGTATTTAATCTATTCTGTAATATCTCGGAGTCTTTCAACTCTGCAAAGTGATTATCTCTTAAGAAGTCAACA